GCGATGATGCACCGCTTGCTACTGCACTAGACCCTTCTGCGTGTGATGCGTAACCGCTTGCTTTTGTGCCGTTTCCTTCCGCGTGCGATGATGCACTGATTGCGTTTGTGCTAATTCCTTCTGCGTGCGATGCTTGACCACTTGCTGTTGTTTCATTTCCTTCCGCGTGAGATGATGCACCAATCGCGGTTGTACCATTTCCTTCCGCGTGCGATGCAAACCCGCTAGACAAAGTATCTATTCCTGATGCTTTGGATGCTATCCCGCTTGCACCTGTACTTAAGCCTGATGCGTGTGAATAATCGCCTATCGCACCTTTTGTTGTGCTTGCGCTTTCTGAAGTACTTAAATCTACCGCATCTAGCCCAATGTCGCCATAGTTTGCAGGGTCAGCATCTTTAAGCCTGTAGCCTGTTTTACCGTTTTCTGTAACTTTTACTAGTTGACCACCCGCTTCTATTGCATCGTCTAAATCCTGCGCAGTTCCTGCGTAACCACCGTTTAAAACATAGTCGTCCAAAACTGGTATTGCTGGCTTGTTTTTAATGAAGTCGTCCTGCGTGTTATCATTCTGCAAAAAGTCCGATTGTACGTTTAACTCGGCAAAATCTTCAATATTAACAAGCTTGTTTTTTTCAGTTGTTGTATAGTCGTTTGCGCTCAACCCCTTACCAACTTCTTTATCTACTTTCTCAGTAAACAAGTCAGTAAAATTAGACTGAACCTTTATAAACGCGGATCTTAGTTTGTCACCTAGGCCGTCATTCGGCTGTGATACGTTAAAATTTTCCTGTGCCATAATTTAATACCATTGAATGATGTTAGTTTCTCTTTTTACTTCTTCTATTTTGTACTCTGGAACTGGGTTTAATTGCAGAAAGTCCTTAAATTGTATAAAAACATTGTTTCCTAATTGATTGTAAAGAGCTGAAAGCCTGTTTATTTCGCTTAAATCCGTTCTTTGCTCTGGTTTTATGATACCATTTTGGCTTATCTGGCTGCTGTTTATTGCTATATAGTGCGAACAACTAAAATAAGCAAGCATAAATATTATATATTTATCATAAAATTGTAAATAAAGACCGCTTAAAGTGTCGTTTTCTATATCTGTATTTATTTTATTGTATAAATCAACGCCTAAAATTGGCAAAATATCGTTTGTTTGCGCAATTACAATAAACGGCTTTAGTGCGTCCGTGTCAATATTACCTGCAAAGCTTGTTAATGCAGGTATGTCATTTTCTGTTAGCCATATTTTCATGTTGTTGTGTCTATTTTTGGCTGTCCTAAAAGTCTAACTGCCGTTGGTTTATCATATCCAAAGATTAAGTCTAGCATTGCAATAGCACTTTCGTACGTTGTTGTACCTATACTGTAAGAGGTTTGTATTTCTAGCAACGCTTGCACTCCACCGACTGAACCTTTAAGGCTAGCTTGCGCGTCTAAAGTCTTTTCGTCTAGTAAAGCGGTATCGCCGTTAACTAATGCATTATCAACGCTTACCACATTTGCTATATTATCATTATTATCTAGCTCCGTTTCTTCCTTAAAGTCTTTAAACCACGGATTAATCTGTGAATCTATTAAATCCGTAATTTGCTTAATTCCGTCCACCCAGTTTTGACGGCGTGGGTTTATTTTTTTACGGTAAAATATCTTTAAAGCCATTGAATATTCGTCTGCATTATTTGAAAAACCACCGCCTTGATTGTTACCGCTAAAAAGTATATTTGGCATTCCGTGACCGACTTTAATTTTTCGCTCGGCTTCTTCTGTAAAAAATGTTATATTTTCGCTTAGATTGCTGGGTGGTAATTTGTCAAAAGTTACTGACTCCTCAATGCTGTCATTAAAAGAAACCACTACTTTTGCGGTGTTGTCGGTTCCTGTTACGCGGTCCCTTACCTTTTCGGCTTCTGACCTTGCAAGTTCTGGTGTAGCCTGCCTTCCTTGATTGTAGTTAACTATTATAATATCGTGCGCGCTGTTTTTAATATAATTGTCCGCGTAGTTTCCTACGCCACCTTCAAACTTTGCAAAAGGTATGCAGCTAAAGTAATCTGGCACGGCAAAAAACGGTTCAGCGGTTGGTTGTCTAACTAGTAGTATTTCTAAATTTTGACCTTCCGTATATTGACCCGTAAATCTAGGGTATAATTCTGGTCGGTATCTTTGCTTATTATCCCAATCGTACGAAAACCAGTAACCCTCAACCTCTAATGATAATTGATTGTATTTTATACCTAATTTATAAATAGGAATGTACTTTATTTTTAAAGGTGTTTTTGTTTGCTCATCCCAAATAACCTGCACAGAAAACCCGCCATAAATACCATCGTCTTTACAAGTCAATAACACGTCTTCTGGTGACATATATTGCTTTAGGTTTACATTTCCTACGCCCTCGTCAATTAATCCTTCTCCGTACATGTACGTGCGTATGTCGTTAAGTATAGAACTGTTTGTTGGGCTATCTTCGTACGCGTCTTTATAAGTGATATAATTTGCGTTGTTTGTGTTGTTTTTGCTGTTTAAAATGTAGTCTATTCCCGCCCTTGGCTTGATGTCAATAGGCTGGTAAACGCTAAATTTTTCAACTTTATTTTCAAACGTAAAAGTTTGCAGTCCTTTATTTGTACGTGAATCTTTCATTTTGTTCGGCATAGTTAAAATTTTGTACGCTTGTACCCTCTTTTAAAATCTGTATTTTTCCTAAATATAAAATATCTTCACCCCTTTTTAATTCAAACTCAAATTTATCTAAAATTTTAAATTGAACGGGTTGCGTTGTTATTGTAATTTCTAATTTTTGACCCACTGTAAAAGTAAAGGCAGGGTTTAAAATTGTGCTGCCTGTTTCTTTTCGTAAATTTAAAACTAAATTATCGTTTTCGGTTGGGTAAATTCTAGGAATCAATGAAAAAATTAAAGGCGTGTTTAAAAAAAGTACTTTCATTTTTTTTGGTATAAAAAAAGCCGTACGGATGCACGGCTTTTTGTTTAGTATTTCAGAATTATACCACCGCCTTAATTGCTGCTGCATATTCTGTTAACGCTGCCGAGGTCAACAAGTACTCCCTTGAAAAGTCAGGTTCCATTGTTTGAAAAGTAACTGTAAATCCGTTTAAATCTCCGATGGTCCCGCCTGTTTGGTCGTCAATAGTTATTGCCATAGCGCCGTTCTGTGAGCCTGCTGCCGTAACTGTTCCGTCCTTACGCTCTATGAATAAAACCACTTCACCGTTCAGCAACTGCTTAACATCTGAAACCGTTTTAACTAGATCGCCTTTTGGTACGTTTAATATAATCGGCAAATTACCAGTAACTCCCTTGCTTCTATTATCCCCACCGCTTATACCGTTTTCTACGTAGTTTGCAGTTGTAGATTTTACAGCAAATCTCGCTAAAGTTGTTGAACCGAAAGCCGTTGCTATTTCAGTAACTCCTGTTACCGTTGCTTCTAGTCTGTTTGCAGAATCATATACTCCTACCGATACGGCTAGTATTCCTGCTTCTCCAGATATACAAGCTAATTTTCTACTTCCACCTAATGTTACACACATATTTTATAAGTTTTAAAAAGGGCGTATTTTCAACGCCCTATTATTTATTTATCCACCGTAAAGCACACCGTCAGCTTGTGACATTACTGTCGCGTCTAGTGTGTAGATTGTTCTTACAAACATCACATCACTATCGTTGTCCACTTTTCCAGTTTCAAAAGAAGCCACGTCAGCGGTGGAATCAGTTGAAAAGAAAATAACGCTTGGTCTGTTTACGTACACAAATCCAACTGGTATTGGCACGAACTCAATAACAACGCCGTTGTAAGATATTACCTCACCTGCGCCTGCGCCTGTAACTAAAAAGTTAATTTGCTGTGATGCACCTACTGCATTGTTAGCGATTAAAATTAGTTGTCTGTGTGCGTATGGTGCGTACATTACTGGCAATTCAGCGGCTTCAAAGCTTTCTGGCTTAACTGCTGCGAATATCTTAGCATATTCAGCGGCTATGTTTGCAGCTGTAATAGTTGTCCCTGTTACTTTGCGGTACTCACCTAAAGCAGTTTCATCAAATAGCACTCTAGAAAGCACACCGTCTACACCTGCTGCATCAGCATCGTAAGATGCAACAGCGGACTTAGCGGCTGCGGTTATAGACCCTTGACCTGCACCTGCGGTTAATGCTGCAACTGCTGTTTTAGTAGCTGCTGAAAAGCCCGCCCAAAATTTAAGTTGTGCGTCCTGTGATGTCTTAGGCGCTGTTAATTGTAGCACTTGCGTATTAAACTCTGAACTATCAATGTTCAAAGCGCCTTGTGCCATATCACGATTAAAACGTGATTGTCTTAAAGCTTCCATTTTGAAAGTGTACTTGTATTCAATCTTCTTCGGATTGGCTACACGGTCTTTTAAAAGTGGTCCACCTGCAGAATTTAGTCTTTCGCCTGTGTATGCTTGACCCACAACGTTAACAGATGTTTCTGTTATAATTGTAGATGCTTTTACATCATCTGCGAAATTTACTAAACCTTTTTCAACGGTTTTGTTTAAGAAAAATATTTCTTGTATAATAGGTGAAACTGCTTCACCTCTGATTGCGATTGGGCTATAAGTTATTGCCATAGTATATTAATTTTTTATTGGTTTTTTTTTGATTCTCTGTACTTCTCTAGTGCAGTCATTTTTGCAAACTCTTTTTGCTTTGGCAAATTTTGGATTGCTAGTTTTTCAGCTTTGAAAATTGCTAAATCCTTTTCGGCTTTTGCCTTTTGGGATTTCATAGTTTCTAAGTCCGCGGAATCCTCAACTTCTTTAGCTTCCATACTTGCTAGCTTTTCTTTGAGGTCCTCATTCTCTAACAATAAAGCATCGTGCTTCGCTTGCAGTTCAATCATCGCTTCAACTGTTGGACCATCTTCTTCTAACAGAATTTCATCCTCCATTTCTTCTTTAATTTCATCTTCCATTTCTTCTTTAATCTCTCCGTCTAATGCGAAGAAACTCATCATGTGATTAAAAAAGTTTTCTTTTTTGTCTTTTGTATTCATATTTATTTCTGGGTTAATTAATTCATAATCTAAAAACGCTTCTAAACTTATTCCGTCAACTTCGCCTGTTTTAACAAAGTTCTGCCAGACATCGTCATTTTCAATTTTAAAGCCTAATATCAAGTCGCCTGCCTGCACATCTTCCATTAAAAGCGTCTTGCTTTTGTCTTG